CATCACTATTAACACCCACCACAAGACGTTTACCTAGCTTGTGTGCGTGTCTAAGAAGCTTTAAATGACCAGTATGTAGTATATCAAACACACCATTAGTCCATACAATACCTCTATCCAAATCATCTAATGTTACTGGAACAACTCCTCGTTTTTCTACACTACGAGTGGCGGCATAACAAGCAAGTTCACAGGCAGAAGGAATACTTAATCCTTTATTATAAGCATAAACTATAACTGCTAAAACTATATCTCCTGCACCTGTAACATCTGATACTTCTTTTGTATCTTCTTTAAAATAATTATAATCGCCATTTTTATTTAAAACATGAATACCGTTTGCACCAGCAGTTACAATTAACCACGTCCAATTATGGTCACGCATATATTCTAATGCATAAGTTTTATTATACTTGCCATTCCATGATTCATATTCTTTCATGTTTGGCTTAACTAAAAATGCACCATCATAAAAACGTGCATCTTGTTTAGGATCAACAAATAATTTTATATCTGCTATACTTAATAAGTCTTCAATAGTATCTTCACTAACTGTTCCTTTATTATAGTCACTAATAATAACAATATCGTTAGCATAAACATTTTCTTTTAATCTATCAATTGCATCAAGCCCATAATAAACTTCTTCTCTATCCCAACGCAAAAGATGTTGTCCTGAATTCCCTACAAGTCTTGTTTTGGTAGTTGTTATTTTTAAATCACTAGCTAAATTAACAATTACATCAGTATTCTCTAATAACTTAAGAACCTTAATACCTTCTTTGTCTGTACCTATTGCTCCATATAACTCTATATCAACATTAATATTTTTTAGATTAATTGCTAAATTAGCCGCGCCACCTAAATTAAATGTTTGATGATGTTCATTCAAAATTAAAACATCAGCTTCGGGCGATACTCTATCAGCTTTACCGATAATCCAACGGTCTAGCATTATATCACCATATACCTTAATCATGTTTTTCCATTAAAGATATTAATTTAAATACTGTTTCTAATTTTGTTAAATTTGCTTTATTTTGTAATGTATTACGTAAACCTTGGTGTAATGGTTTCGGCCAATTATTAAAACTTACCCAAGCAAATCCATTATGCTCTTCATTTAATTTTGGAATAAATTCAGTTTTTATTACACAAAGATATGTATGGAAATTAAATTTATCATCTCTACTAACAAATGTTTCTAATGGAATAGACTTTATTATATCGGGTATAGAACCAATTTCTTCTTTAATTTCACGTTGTAATGCTTGAAATGGAATCTCTTCACTTTCATTAGTACCACCAACAAGGCCCCAAACGTTATTTTGTTTGCTTTGGACTCTATGTAAAAATAAAAATCTTTGTGTATCTAATGTGTAAAAGAGAGCACCACTACATATTATATTAGTCATACTAATAATTATGCTAAAGTGCTAGACGCCAAGTGCCTTTTCGGTATTCACCCTCGAAGCTTAATGTCCATGCTGTCCCGTCCCATTTATATTGGATGCCGGTATTAAGGTTGGTTGCATATTTAATATCTACAGTTGAATCAGACCCATCATTTTCACTTGCATTGAATACTATAGTCCAAGCATTATTGTCCCATTCAATTATATCATTTGTTGATGCAACTAAATCGTTACCGCTAGTATCTTTCCAAGCATCTGCACCATCAGTATTAATATCAGCACCAATATCACCTAGTAATAAAACTCTAATACCACTTTGTTTAAGGTCTGTTGGATTGGTTCTTGTTGGGTCAATAATATAATCAATTGTACCTTTAGTAATTGCCGGTCCTACAAATATAGAATTAGTTGGAATAGTATCGGTATCCCAGTTTACAATTAGTTGGGTTTCATCTAAATCATTAAGTGCAATAGTTCCTATAACACTACCTAAATCTAATCTGTTTAAATAAATCTTACTTAATCCAGCTATGTATTCTCCAGGCAACGATTCTAAAACTGTACGCCAGTTAATTTCACCAGCAATACCTTTATCACCTAGTACCACAATATTATTAGTTACTATTGCATCATAATCTTTATATGTAGTAATTGCTAATGCTACAGTATCAGTTTTAAAACTTTTTCCAGTCACCGGGTCACCTTTAAGATCTTGTGATTCGCTATCATCATGTGCTTTAAGTTCAGGTTGTGAATCACCTAAATCAATTGTTCCTTTAGTTTCATCAAAGATGCTCATTACAATAGCTGTTATAACACCTAACTTTTTAACTTTAGCCGGAGGCGAAAGCCAAATAGGCGTTTGGAACGTTAACTGACCAACATCAATTTCGCTTTCTGTGCCTATAGGAATACTTCTAGTAGAGAATTGAATATTTTCTAAATTCACTACACTTAAACTTGTCCAATCAATATAATTATCAGTTGTTTGAATTTCTAAACTTGGATTAAACAATGTTAATATTTGTTCTATTATTTGTAATTTTTGTTCTGTATTTGTTGACCAAATATCTACATTAACATCTAAGTTAAAAGGAGTAGGCATTAAACGTTCTACTGTATAATTTTGTCCTTGTGTATTTAAATATTCTTCATTTGAACTATCATATGCACGTTCTCGTAAATGTATTTTTCCTACATACGTTGCATCAGCTGTTCTAGTTCTATCCATAGCCAATCCTGTAACATAAACAGAGATTCTAGGAGCACTAGGTATCTTATTTTCGCTATTATCACGTATAATATGACCAACCTGACGGGTAATATCACCGTACATTACAGGTATTTGTGTTAAGTTACCCTTACCATCTTTGTAAGAGAAGTTACTAAACAACCGTATAAGTTGAGTAATGTAACGTCTTATTTGTCCGTCATAAAAATGTTGCATTAATTATCTGCCTTTGGTTTAAGTGCTTTGGATAGAGGTTGTCGTTCTTGAACAGTTTCAGTTCCAATTGTATCTGTTTTTGTATTATTAATAAACGTACCTTTTTGTGTAGCTCTTGTGTCTGTATTTGTTAATGTCATACGTACTGCATCTTCCATTTTAATCCACCTTTTTGAATCATACCTAAATAATCTATTAGGTAAAAAGTCTGTTCGTAAAAAGTAATCACCTTTAATACTAATTGTTGGAAAACCAATACCGTGACCAAATGCTTCACCGTTAGGAGCAATACCATCTCCAAGTAAGTAACCATCATACCCACTTCGTTCAGGTGTTTGATTAACTCTGTCTGCTAATAGAGTTGCCTGCGACGCATCTAAGGTATCAATATCTGTTGTAACAAGTTCTGGTTTACCTGCTTCGTCAACCTGTAATGTATACAACTGTTTTGTTTCATAACCAGACTTAGGTGCATCAGCTTCAGCTTGTTGAACAACTGCATTGTTAATTTGCATTTCTTGTTCATATGTTGATAACACATCTCGTAATGTATCCGATGAACCTTCCTCTGCTGGTAAATCAAGTATTTCTTTAAATTCTTGACTATCTACTATTTGTTTTAATTTTATACGATATAAATGCGGAAACCAAGTTTGACTAAATCCTTCAGCCGCCCTATTAACATCTTCAACTACATAAAACCGCTTTAGTGCAACTTGATAATCATTAAGTGCGTGTTCGTCTTTTAAATGAGGTAACTCTATTACATCACCTGACATAATTTTTCTACCTAACGTTTTTACACTATCATTAATATGTATAGTCATCATTAATGTATCATTTTGTAGGAATAAACCAAATTGACTCATATCAAAGTCAATATCTTGCACATTGTAAATTCCTCGCATCTGGTAAATGTCAGGATCATATTTTCTATCCCTGTTTTCAAGGAATAACATATCCTGTATATTTGTCTCTTTTACAGCATCATAACGTGGTTCATCAGCCGTAGCATCAGCTTCATCAGGATTTTGTGGTCCTAAATATTTGTGAACAAATACGTCAGTTCCACCAACTTGGAACATTTCGCCAATGTGTCTATCTAAAAAGACATAATCATTACCGCGTTCTGGTTTATATAGTGTGAGTCTAGGCATCGTAACAGTATTTATTCGATGGCGCTTCCCGATAAATACATATGGAGAGCATACAACATGAGCGAATTAGCTACACAAAAACAAGAAGTATTTGACTATGTAAACCTATCATTAGGTGGGGGTATGGTTGATGTTGAGCTAGACCCAGCTCATTATGAAGAAGCCCTTAAAAAAGCACTTGCTAAATTTAGACAACGATCAGATAATTCTGTTGAAGAATCGTATTTGTTTCTAGCTACAGTAATTGATCAGAATAGTTATATTCTACCACAGGAAGTAGTTGAAGTTAGACGTATACATAGACGCTCAATTGGATCACGTACTGGTGGTGGCGACGGTGGTACATTATTTGAACCTTTTAATTTAGCTTATACAAATACCTATCTATTAGCAAGTACAAATATGGGTGGATTAGCAACTTATGAATTATTCGCACAATACCAAGAACTTGTTGGAAGAATGTTTGGTAGTTTTATTGAATTTAAATGGAATACTACTACTAAAGAATTAGTAATATTACAACGTCCTAGAGCCCAAGAAGAATTACTATTATATGCTTATAACTATCGTCCAGATAGTGAATTATTAAAAGATTATTTGGCTATACAATGGTTAAAAGACTATACACTCGCTACTTGTAAATATATGCTTGGTGAAGCTAGAAGCAAATTTGCCACAGTAGCTGGACCACAAGGTGGAACATCATTAAATGGTGACGCTTTAAAAGCCGAAGCTATTGCCGAAATCCAAGCACTTGACGAAGAACTTAAATTGCAAGTTGCAGGCGGTCAAGGATACGGCTTCTCAATTGGTTAAAATCAACTCTTGACATTTACATAAATTTCCCGTATAATATACACTTAATATGAGGAATGATCAAATGGTAATTGGAATCTGTGGGCTTATTAGCTCAGGTAAAGATACAATAGCGGATTATTTAATTAAAGAACATAACTTCCATAAAATTTCATTTGCAGATAAGTTAAAAGATAGCGTTGCGACAATGTTTAGTTGGGACCGTGAATTACTTGACGGCAAAACTGTTGAAAGCAGAGAATGGCGTGAACAAGTAGATTCATATTGGTCAGCTGAAACAGGGCGTACAATTACACCAAGATTAGTATTACAAGAATTTGGTACAGAATGTATGCGTAATGGATTTTATGACGGTATATGGGTTAGTTTAACTAAAAAGAAAATACTAGATAATCCAGATATAAACTATGTTATACCAGATACACGTTTTCCAAATGAAGCTAAAATGCTGTATGAAATTAGTGGTGAAGTTTGGCGTGTTAAACGTGGCGAAGATCCAGCTTGGTTTACAGAATATAAAGTACTAGGTGTTGAACCTAAAGATGTACATCCTAGTGAATGGGCCTGGGCACAAACTAAATTCAAACATATTATCAACAATAATGGAACCGTCCCTGAACTTAAAAGTCAGGTACTAAATCTCCTTGCTTCCAAGTAACACCAACTTTATATAAAATCTTACTACAATTTGCACAAACAGTTTTTAAGTTTGATGTACGAACATTATTAAGATTCCCATCTACATAATAAACATGAAATTGTTCTTTATGCTTACTTCGAAAGCCACACTTATCACAAACATTCTTTTTACCATAACCAGCTAATTCATACTTAGATGGTCCACGTTGTTTGCCACCATGCTTGGCACAGTTCTCACAAAGGCTTCTATAATAAGGTACTTCGTTTTTATAATAATTAATTGCCACCGGCTTTTTACCGCATTTGCATAAAGGTCTCATGCTAGTATTTATTCCTCCCCTTTTTCAATCCCTTTTCGAACCTTAATTTGCAGTATCTTTCGAGGCGTTTTTGGAGAAATCATATAAATACTTACAATAAGATGACTTATGTCCAACGGGAGAACATACAATGGCTAATTTAGTATCACCAGGCGTACAAGTTCAAGTTATAGACGAAAGTTTCTATACACCAGCTGAACCAGGTACAGTACCTATGATATTCTTTGTGTCTGCACAAGATAAGACGAATGGTGCAGGAACAGGAACAGCATCGGGTACAACTCAAAAACAAGCAGGAACACCATTCTTGCTAACATCACAAAGAGAATTAACAGAAACGTTTGGAGATCCAACGTTTTATACAGATACAAATAACAATCCAATCAATGGCAGTGAACTTAACGAATACGGTTTACAAGCGGCTTACTCATACTTAGGTGTAAGCAACAGAGCTTATGTAACAAGAGCTGATTTAAACACAAGTGAATTACTTGCTTCAGCAACAGAGCCTGCGGCAGATCCAGCAGATGGAACGCATTGGTTTGATACACAAAATACACTATGGGGCATATTTGAATGGAATGGAAACGCGGCTACTGTTACTGGTGGACAGAGCTTTACAAATTATATCCCAACTGTAATTACAGACATTACAAAACTAGCAGGTAACGTAGCAACAGGAGAACCTAAAACATCCGTTGGTAAAATAGGTGATTATGCTGTTGTTGCCGCTACAACTTTAAACAAAACGTATTACAAAAATACTGGTGGGGCTTGGGTCCAAATAGGATCAAGTGATTGGATTAAATCACACGCTACAGTAACAGGAACAGAAAGCAATCCAACATTAACTCCTAACGCTACTTTTGATCTTAATGGCGGAACAGTAGTAGATGTTGGAGCAGGAACTACATTAGCTGATCTAAAAGCAGTCCTTAATGGATTGTCAGTTGCTGGTGTTACTTGTGACGTTGTTGATGGTAAATTTGAAATTTATTCAACAGGCATAGATATTGTATTAGCGACAAATGGATCAACATTACTTGCAGAAATTGGTCTAACAGCGGCAACACATAAAGCGCCAGCTTTACAAATTTCAGCACACACATCTGTACCAGCATTTAAAATAACTGACACAGGAACTACAAGACCAAGTGGGTCTCTTTGGGTTAAAACTACACAACCTAATGTAGGTGCTCGCTTTAGAGTTAAAAAATTCAATGGAACTACAAATCTTTGGGAAGATGTTGTAGCACCAATGTATTCAGACAACCACACAGCTTTGTTTAATTTAGATAAAGCAGGCGGTGGCGTTAATTTAGCAGTTGGTTCTTTATACGTTAATTACAACAATGCAGAAGCAACAACAGATATTGGGGACTTTAAAATTCTCAGACGTGTATCTACAGGAAACACAACTATTACGAGTGATATAATTGCAACTCAACTTACAGCGGCAACTTATGCATTTAATATGCAAGAGTCAACTGTAGGATCAGCAACACTTGGCGCAGATAAAACAATCAGCGTAACTACAACAGGTGCATCAACTGATGCAGAACTGGTAGCAGGTGAAATTAATACAGCTGGCTTTACTAACATAGTTGCATCAGTAGACGCTTCAAACAGAATCGTTATTGAACACAATGATGGTGGAGATTTTAGAATAGATGATACAAGTGCGCCAGGCGTACTTGGATTGGCTGGCTTTGTTTCTTATGTAAGTACTACAGAAGGAACACCTAATTTGTATGAGGTACCGGCAGGTGACACTACACATGATTGGGTAGCAAGTAACTGGCAAGTATTAACTTATACAGCAGGAGACGATGCACCAACTGCCTTAACAACAGACGGCAGACTTTGGTACAGTTCAATTGTTGACGAAGTTGACATAATGATTCACAATGGT